GTGACCCGCGCTGGCGAGAAGCTCTACGCCGACAGCCACGTGCCGCCGCGACGCGCGCGGCCTACCGACGTGTCAGAAGCGCGTGTGACTGACCTCGATCAGAAGGTCGCACTCGCGGCACTCGCCTATGGAGCGATGGACGTGCCCGAACTGCTCGACGCGATCGCTTACCAGGAACGACTGCTCGCCGATCCGGCGATCGCGCCCGAGACGCGCGAGATCGCCGGGAGGTGCCTAGATGTGTGCCGCGAGCTGGTGCGTTCGAACGACTAGCCCGTCCGCATCTCACCTGGGACCGAATACCCCCGCGCCACCAGCCGCTGCACAATCCACCCGAACGGCAGCGTCAGCGTTTCATGCGGCGCCCGCTCTCGCGAATAGAGCTCCCAGTACCGCTCGAGTAGCGAGCGATCGCCAACAAACGGGTGCAGGGCGCGCAGAACGAGCCGCACCGCCTCGACCGGTATGCCGGCCTGTGTCGCGCTGTACGACGAACGGTGCAGGATATGCAGAGCCAGGCCGATCGTAATCATCGCGCCCCGTCTGCGCTTCAGCACGTCCATGTCCTGCGAGTAGGGCGCGACCGACACCCGCACGTCGGCGCTGTCGCACTTCGGCGATCCGCAGCGCTGGCTTCGGCACACCACCTCCCAGTCGCACGACAACCGGTGGAACAGCCGGCCGCGGATCATCTCCTCGCGATCCTTCAGCTCGACGTGCCCGCAGACGCGGCACTGCACGTGCACCGCGCCGTCAACGCGGGCGAGATCGTGCAGGGTCTTCGGGTCGCCAACCATGCGTCATTGTGACACGGAACAGAACGCGAACAAAAGTCTGGTTTTGTAGGATCGTGGGCGGCATCATGGGGGCATGATCGAGTCGCATTCACCCGCTACGAACCATCACGGCGAAACGTTCGGCGCATGGCTGCGCGTCCAAGTCGACCGTGAAGGGCTGGTTGGCCAGCTGGTCGCCGGCGCTAAGGTCGACCGCAAGTTTCCGCGCAACGGCAGCCCTGAGGACGTGCGCCGCCACCTTTCAGCGATGCAAGCCGAGGGCGATCTGTTCGAGGCAGTCGACGAAGCCGAGATCGACTGGCGGGCATACTGATGGCGGACCCGCGATCCGTGGTCCGCGCGCGCGTGGAGGCGCGTGGCATCAGCCTCGCCGCGCTGTCCCGGATGATCGGCCGCAACGAAGCCTTCGTGCAGCAGTGGCTGGAGCAAGGCACGCCGCGCAAGCTCGACGAAGATGATCGGCTGCGTATGGCGATGGCGCTCGACGTAGACGAGGTTTCGCTTGGCGCGCGCATGCCGTGGCGACCGGTCGCGTGAAGCACGACCACCGCACTTTCACCCGCTGCGCGCTGTGCCGCACGGACGATCGGCCGGCGCTGGTGGAGCAGCTCGCGAAGGATATGTTCGAGTCCCGCTGCGACGGCACGCATTGGTTCTCCTGGGACGGCTACCCGGAGTACCGCGCGATTTACCGCGGGTTCGCTGGCGTCCTCGCCGACAGCGTTGACGCCGATCGGCACGGCCGCTGCCTGCTGTGCACCAGCAATGACCGGGATGGGCTTGCCTAGGCGGTCGGACAGAAGCTGTGGGAGAGTCGGCGCAGCGAGGGTGAGATGGTATGGGCGGATGCTGGGTGGTGGCGGGAAAAGTACGCGATGCTAGCCGGGGCGGGTTTTGCTTCGCTGGAGGGGCGCGCATTCTAATACATATTTGCAAGCGGCACTTACACGCTGCGCCGCTAAATCGTGCTGATGCACTCTGTTCTAGGTTATCTGCTGATCGCAGCTATCGTCGTCACAGTCGTTGGAGGGCTGATCTTCGCCCGGTGTCGCGCTCGCCGTTCAAACTACCGGCCCTGAGGCTGGACGGGGGCGGACTGGTAGCGAGACGGCGTGAAGTGCGGCGTTTCCTCATCCGCGATCTTCTCAAGTTCGCGTGCTAGTAGGCCCCAGCTTGCGTTCACCTGGCGAAGATAGGCATGCCGAGCGTCAATCGTGTGATGGCATAGCGGCATGGGTCGGCGTCTCCGTTGGAACGCTGACAACGGTGCCAGGTATGCACCGTTCCGCTGTGGTCTTAACTTCGCTCAAGTGTGACACCGCTGCTACAGTCCACACTCGGCCGCCCCAGGCGACGATCGAGATGCATTATGGCTCCGAAAAGGGGGCGACGCGAGCGCTGCGAGGTAACAGCCTAATTACAGTGATCGTTACATTACGCTGCCGCAATGACGCTTCGCTGTTGCTGGTGCCAAGCTACAAGCCTAGCATACCGGCATGATGTTGCACCGCTTATGCCAAGCCCGCGATTTGATGGAACAGGCGCTGGCCATACTCGATGAGGTGTCAGAACTGGACGCTGCGCCTTATCTCGATTCGGCTCTGCACGCTCTCAGCGGTTCTCTAGAAAAGGCAGAGGCGTCAGCCATTCAATCACGAGAGAACGCGTCTCTTCAGTAAGGGAGATGTACTGCTTACGCTTGTCGAAATTGTCCCCACGACGACAGATCATGCCAAGCTTCTCAAGTTTCGACAGCCATCGCAGCCCGGTGGTCATAGGTGTTCCACCGCTCGTCACGGCAGCTGAGACGGGCATGTCATGCCCTTCCTCATCTGACACGAACACCGTCAGCAGAATATCAAATGCTGGATCTTGAAAGAGGTCTTGTGGAAAGAGCGCCTGTGCTGCTGCTCGGGAGCGTATCAACGAGCGTGCTAGTGCCAATGCTGGTCTTTCCTCACGCGGCTTCGAATTATCGCGATGCTGATGAGGGACTTCTTCTGCATATCCAGCTTTACAGAGAAGTCGGTGAGCGTAGCAATAATCCGTGCTACGTCCCGTGGTTCAACCATTCCGCTCATGACGAATCCCGGCTTAACTGATATAAGTCAGTAACTTATAAGACATGTAGCATGAAGCCGTATCGACCTAATCTATATTAGCAAATTGTCGACTTGTAAGGAAAACCTACACTCGGAATGGAACCGCCACAATCTTTCGCAATGCATGAGTAGCTGCCGTGAGGTGGGTGCTCATACAGCTGATCGCCGCAGTTGCCTTTAGCGGCTGCCACCTTGCCCTAACCGCTCGCCGGCAGAAGAATGACTAAACTTCAGTAAATCACCTCGAACACGACTGTCGCCCAGAACGGGATGCATAATGCAACGGCGATCGCGAACCCGCGCGCAGCGGGACGCCCTTTGTAGGCTCTCTCCATAACTCGGCATGCTATCGCTAACTTAGGTCGTTGCAAGTCGTTATCGCACGCTGATCTAGCTTAATGACTGCCATGGGGTGAGGTGAGAGGCAGGCGCGGTCATGCGCGGCACCTTTCATAGATTACGCCGGTTACAGGCTGCAGCGCCACGGTTTAACCGTGGCCAGTGAAACCCGCGTATCTGGGGATCGAGTGATGTGGTGGATTGTGATGGGAGCCTGGGCGCTGTTCGCGGCCTGGGTGACGCAGGTGGCCGTATTCGCCGGCATGCTGGTGGTCAGTGCGTGGCGGGGCAGAAAGCGCCCGAACGCGCGACCGCGTACCGTGGCAGTGAGGCAGCGGCGCCGTCGGATGGAGCAGGCGAGGCGGCAGCGATCGGCGCAGAAGCGACGCGCTCGGGTGTAGTATCTCGCCGACAAGAAGGGCATGGTTGGTTCGCGTGGCGGCGCCTCCCTTGGGGGAGCCGCCGCGAAGTCGGCCGCGTGCCTCACTACGGACAGTAAACACGCGGCCGGCGATATCCGGCATCACCTCGGACGGTACCAGTTGCCCCGATGCGCTCCACGCGTGCGCTGCCGTGATCGTGGCGGTGTAGGCGGTCAGGCGCAGGGTGGCGCCGGTGTGAAGATGGTGAGATTGTCTGGGCGGACGCGGGGTGTGGCGGGAGAAATATGCGCAGCTGGCAGGCGCGAGGTTCGCGAGAGTGGAGGGGCGACCGGTCTAGCGCCGCTCTTAATCAGGCGCTTCAACTTCGCGGCGCTTGATGCGCGGGTACATGATCGCGCACATGACGGCCAAGCCGAACGCATAACCGGTTCGTCCCAAGCCAATCGCAGCTATGGCTAGCAGTGTCGTGCAGAGTGCGTAGATCCGCGAGGCTGGCCACATGGAACGATGATGTCGCGTTTAGCCGCTTCTCGCAAGCCAATGCAGGTCGACACCTCCCTGAAAGGCGATGATCGAGGTGGATGCGTAGCTGTGGAGAAGTAGAAGGCTCGCTGGAGGCTTGAAAATGATCGCTTCAATTATCTTGGCACTCGGATTCCTAATCCTCGCGATTGGTGCACTGCTATGGGTCAGCTGGCGCACCGCGAAGCAGAGGGCGCGGGTGCAAGCAGATGCCGAAACAATGCGCGATGCAGCGCGACGTTATAAACGTCGGACCATCCACTAATTCACACAGGCTATTCCTTACACCCGCCATGCCAGTCCTTGCGCTGTAACAGTGAGCGCTCATCATCGGTGAGCGCGGCACCCATTTCTCGTAAATGTCCCGCGAAGTCGGCCGCACCACCCCCTCCATCGCCGTTGGCGATGTTTGGTGCGGCCGGCGACCTTCATGCAGCCGGCTTGTTCGCCTTTTTGATCGCCTGCTTCACGGCAGGCGCCACCGCGATTGCAACGGGCGCGAGCGCCTTGGCGATGCGGAAGATGGCGGCGAGATTGATCTTGGGCATGCGTCTTCTCCGTGGTTAAACTGATCGGATGCTGATGACTTGGTTGAAGACGTTCGCGACGGTGCTGGCCTGGCCGGTAGGGATCGCATTCGCTCTTACGGGTGCGATGGCAATGTTCCGGCACGCAGATCTGCGGTTTGGATGGCCGTTCGTCGTTGGTCTGCTCATCGGCGCGGTGCTGAAAGCGACCTGGGCCACTATCCAAGCACGAGAGCGCGCACTCGAGCAGTGAAGGCGGTGCGCTCAGCCTCGCCATTGGCCGGCTTCGCCGATCGCGGGTTGCCGCGGTTGATCGAGCGACCGATGGCGATCCCGTCGTCGGTGTCGGCAAGCGCATTCAGCCCGGTGCGCGACCAGTAGAGGCAGCTGGTTAGCAGACCGATCGAGGGCATGGCGACGATCTCGGGATGACGCTCCAAGTCGATGCCGAACGTGGCACCATCCGCGCGGTAGTTGGCGCGACCGGTCAGCTGGATTGGCCCGCGACCCTTGTACCGCTTGCCGTCGCCCGGCTGCGAGTTGCCGAGATCCGCGCGGCCTTCGTAATCCGCACCGCTGGCGATCTCCTCCATGTAGCGGAAGCTGCCGCTCTCGTGGCCGCACTGGCCGATAAAGTGGACCAGCCGCAGCGGCGCGTCGAGGATGCCATAGGTGCGAAAGTGCACGGCTGCCGCAAGCCCGAGTTCCTGGGCGACGTCGAGCTTGGCGCCGAAGCGCAGGAACAGCGCAGTCAGGGTGGCTGGGCCGATCTGATTGTCGGGCGTGACGCCGAGACGGCGCTGGAGCTTGAGTGCGTCGATCACTTCACACCTCCGGTGTTCTCGCCGAGCCAGCGGTCGACGTAGCCCTTAGCCAGCTTGATGATGCCCGCGCCGAGCGCGCCGACGCCAGTGCCGAACAGCAGCGCGGTCAGCGGGGCGGGACGGGCGGTCACGATGATGCCGGCCGTGAACATGAAGGCGAGCGCCGACACCGGAATGTCGAGCAGCCAGCGGTTTGCGCCGGCGCCGTGCTGGACGACGTAGAAGCGGACCGCGACGCATGCACACAGGGCGGCGATCATGCTGCCCGCCTCGAACGGGTAGCCGAGCAGGTGCCATACGACAGGTCCGGTCACGGCAGCCCCCTTGGTAAGATCGGCCGCAGCCGCGACGACAGGCACGGTTGCGCCGGCGAGTGCCCCCACGCGCCAGATCATCGCGTCACCGTCACGCCGACGGCTGCGACGAAGCAGAGCACCGCCACGCAGAGCATGCGGCGCACAGTTGGCCAGGCCTGCCACATGTCGAACGGCAGCGGCTCGCGGCGAAGCTGATGCATGATGCCGGGCAGCGAGAGCACGAACAGGATCATCGCAGTCACGCCGCTCGCCACCGCGAAAGGATCGATCAGACGTTTGATGAATAGGAACGTGCCGGTCTTCGCCGGCTGCTCAATGTCCCAGCCCCACAACGTCAGCGCCTCGGCGCCGCAGCGGAGCATAATGCCGGTAGCCACAAGGAGGCCGATCAAGCGCCAGGTGCGCGCGGGTGATACGCCCGGCGTCTCGTATGCCTTGTAGCGACGCCCATCCGTCAGCAACGTGGCGATGACCATCAGCGCGACAAGGAAGGCCGCTGTCATCGCCCCAGGTTGAGCGCAACGAGCCACTCGACCCCATTGAAGCTGGCCGGCGCGATCACGCCGGGGCTGTTCGCGACCGCCTGGGCCGCGAGGGATGCGTTGTCCATCGATGTGTCTCCGTGGAACCTCGGCGTGTGCCTGCGAGCTTAGCGTCGGCAGGACAGCGAGAAGGGGCAGGTATGAAGGCGATCGTAGCGGCAGGCGCGCTGGTGGCGCTCAGCGGATGCATCAGCTTGGGCGGCGGCAAGACCGCCGTTCCGATGCCGAAGGACGCATACGCCGCCATCTATTCGCAGCGCCCAGCCGATCAGGTCGACGCCTGCCTGCGTAGCGCCGGTCTGCCCGCAAGCTACCAGGCGCGGCAGTTAAACGACAATCCCGGTCCTTACCGCAGCGTCGTAGCTGTCACCACGTCGACATCACCAACAGACAGCCAGGTCAATGCCTACGCGGCTTGCACGAAGGGCGACCCGGCCGTTCAGTAACGCTCGGCATCATCGTGACGCCGGGCTGGTGGTTATCACGCCAATCCCGTCTTCAATGCGACGAAGTCAGCAATGCGCCGATCGCCGAAGGCGTTCGGGTGCAGCCCGTCTAGGAAGAACACGCCCGCATTGTCGTTAGGATTGCCGCTCGGCGGATAGCTGACCTCCTTGGTCATGTCGAAGTACAGCTCGCCCATCGTATCCACGACCTGCACCTGATACTCGCGCGCGCACTCCAGGACGGCCTGCCGCTTGCGTTCGAGGTTGGCGGGATCGCCCGCACGCCCATCCTGTCGCTTCTGCGGAATGTCGGTCAGCAGCACGAGCATCGGCGACACAACGGCCGCGATCTTGGCGTTCTTCTGGTCCTCGGTCTCCGTCCCGGTCAGCCCGGCGCGCGCGCGGATGTCGTAGAATTGCAGCCGGAACTTGCGAATGTAGTGGCTGATCGCCTGGACAAACGACAAGTTGTTGCTCGCGTTCAAGACGGCGTAATCCTGCGTCACGTCCGTCTCGGTGACGATCGGCTCGCCCGCCAAGCCGTTCGGACTGGTGCCGGAGAACGTGCCTACTGAGCCCGCTACGCCCAGGTCGTTTCCACCCGGCAGATGCACGACGAGCCGCGGCACAACCGACCCGGCGAAGTACGCGGCGAAGTCGGCGTTGCTGGCATTCTGTGCGACCGTATGCCCCGACTGCCCGCGCGCGAGCACGGTGCAGCCGAGCACGCTCGACCAATTCGGAGCACGAAAATCATAATCCGACATCCGGCTGTCACCGGTCAGGGTGGTCGTGTCCGTAGGCTTGAGCACGCCTTTTGCGACTGCACTGACGGGTGCCACTATCGCGTAGTCACCGAAGCGGATGAAGCGCGGCGCGCCGGTATAGGACAACTGCCAACCCGCGATGCCCTGCAACGGCCGATCGTCGCCGCCCTGGTTTGTGCCAACGAGGATCTGCCTCGTGCCCGCAGGTGCTTCAACGCTGACGGTGTAGGTGCGCACGCGGGGCGAGATGACACGATCCAGTGCCATGCCGACTTCGCTGATGTAGCCGTTTGAGCCGTAGAACTGGAACTGAGGTGGTGTGAAGGTGCCGTCCACGCCGCTGATCACGGCGATGCGCGAGAACAGGCGCGACTGGCCGAGCGATGCCGGGAAGTTGGCGCCGACGAACGCGATGCGACCGTTCGCGGCCTTCAATGCCTTGGTAACGCCCCAGCTGAGCAGCGTCTGATCGGTGACCGCCACCTCGGTCATCGCCGCGAAGCGTACCGGGGCCGCCGTGATATCCGGGCCCCAGGTGGTCGCGTTGGCGGCCACATCGTCGGTGCTGCGTCGCCACGCCACCGGTGAGTGGATCAAACCTGTACGCGGCGGAAAAACCGCCAGAGGGACGATCTTGCTGTAGCCGGCCGCCAGCGCCTGCGTCAGGAAGCCGATCTGGTTGTACTGATACGAGTTGTCGCGCGCGTCGTACCAGAGCGCGGTCGTGACGAGCTCGTTGGCAGCCCGAGCGAAGAAGACGTGCCCGCCCACCGAAGCACTCTCGCCATTGCTGACCGGATCAGCGGTGTAGATCGTATCGCCGCGCCGCACCTCGATTGAACGAGGCACGTAAAAACCCTGCCCGCCGCCGTACAAATTGGCGCTGTCCATGATGCACTCGCCGGGGCCGAAGGCGATCGTTTCCGGCCATAGGTTGCGGTACAGGTCCGCGAGATGGCTGTCGGTCAGCACCCGCTGTGCAGCGACGACCGAAGCAGCGGCTGCCTCCGCGCGAGCCGCTGCGGCCGCGACGATCGCCGCGCCGTCGATCACCAGCGTCGCACCGCCATCCTGCGAGATGGTCAGGGTGGCGCCGCTGCTGACACCCGATGTCGTAGAGGTCGCGCCGTACCCAGTGGGCCGCGACGCCGGCGCATTGTCGGAGCCATAGGTGTGCGCCAGCACGATGAAGCTGCCGACGAGCCGCGTCACGCCCGCGATCAGCAGTGCGTAGGAGAGTGGCGCGGAGTCGCCCACCTCGCCCGCATAAGGCAGCGCCTGCCGGGTGCTCTTGTTGATGCGGATCCGTACGTCGCTGACCGGAGCGCCGTCGATGACCGTGACACCTGCTACGCGCAGGCCTTCGGCGTTGCCGTTGGTGACTTTGATAAGATCGACCAGCGGCGCGCCCGGAGTGTCAGGGCCAAGGCGAACCTGCATCGCGAGCGCAACACCCGGCTCGCCGGACAAATCTACACCCACGACGCGCAGCGGAAACTCGTAGATGTCGTCGTTGCGCCAGACCGACAGGTCAAGGCGAGCGGTAGTGTCAGGCATGCAGATACTCCGATGCGAGATCGAGGTCAGAAATAGACGATGACAACGACGACCCCGTCGCCGCCCTTGCCGCCGCCGCCGGATGCGAAGCCGTTGACCGACGCCGCGCCTCCACCGCCGCCCGAGCCGAGCACACCGTCGCCGCCATTGCCGCCGGCAGCGGACGTCGATGCGACACCTGCGCCCCCGCCGGTCGAGGACCAGCCGAGCGAAGTGCCGGACTGGCTGCTGCTCGAGCCGGCGAGACCCGAGACGAGCGGCGCGCCGCTGGCACCAGGCGTGATCACGGCGTCCGCAGCCGTGATGCTGCCGCCCGGCGCGCCACCGCCCGACCAGAGCGCGGTCGCGGTCGCGATGCCAGCTGTCGTGGTGGTCGCCCCGCCACTGCCGCCGGCGAAGAGACCCGTGCCGCCGGTCGAACCGCTGCCCGTCGTGGTGCCGCCCGGCTGACCCACGTTGCCACCGCGCGCGACGGCCCACGTACCAAAGGAAGACGCGCCGCCCGCGGTCGAGGCATTTCCATTGGTGCTATCGACCGTGACCGCCGTGCCGCCCGCGCTGCCGGTGCCGACCGTCACCGTCTCGCTGCTGCCGAGCGAAGCCGCGGGTAGCTCCATCTCGGTATAGCCGCCACCTGCGCCACCGCTGCCGCCGGTGCGCACCGATGCCGCCGCGCCGCGCCTGCCCGACCCGCCGCCCGAGCCCGCGCCCTTGACGATCACGCGCACTGTCTTCGCGCCCGCCGGCTTCGTCCACGTGCCCGACGCGGTGAAGGTCTGCACGGTGGTGCTGCCCTGCTGCGTGATGCCGAGCGTCGAGCGCGCGCTGGCGGCATCGGCCTGGGTGAGCAGCGAGCGGCCGAAGCTGGCGGTGGTCAGCGCTGCGATCGCGCTCAGGTCGGTATCGAGCGGCTGGAACACTGGTGCCAGGAACGTCGAGATCAGCGTGGGCGTGATCGCCACGCTCGCGCACGGCGTCGTCTTTGCGGCGCATCCGCTGCCCTGAACCGCGGGCATGCGCTCGGTGCTGGTGAGCGGCTGTGCCTGCGGGATGGTGCGCGTGTCGAGCTGCGCGGCCGCGGGCGCGCACGTCAGCAGCACCGCGGCGAGCGCCGCGACGGTACGGGTCAGCATGGTCGGTAATCTCCGGTGGAGGGTGTCAGGCTTCGATGACGATGACGGACGCGGTCGCGCCGGCGAGGGCAGCGACGACGCCAGTTAACAGCGCCGCGGCGGTGACCTTCACCTTGCAGCCGTCCTTGGTCAGGCTACCGGCGACGAGCTCAGCCTTGACCGGGCCGGTCAGGACATTCGGCACGGCGGAGGGCAGGGCAGTGGCGGGCACGGTCGAGAAGGCGGGCGAGAAGGCGATCGTCGCGATGCCATCGCTGCCGGTCGTGCCGCTGAAGATCGCGACGCGTTTGACGGCGTTGAAGTTGAACGCGTCGGCCTTCGCGACCAGCCCTGTCGAGCCGCTACCGCCGACGTAGCCGAGGGCGGGCTTGTCGCCGCGACCGCCGATCCAATCGGTCACCCGCAGCAGCGTCCGCGTGCCGTCCGCCTCGCCAGCTAGCACTGGCGTCCAGCCGTTCGGGCCGCTCGGTCCGGTCAGCGCGGGATCCTGCTTCGGATCGCTGACCAGGTCCAGCTGCAGCTCGAGCCCATCGTCGACGAGCATGCCGGTGAGCAGCAGCACGCCCGACATGCCGGTGCAGTCCGGCTCGCGCGCAGTCAGGTGCAGCACCTCGCGGCCGGCGGTGCCGGGCTTGATCACCGCCCACAATCGGCGGACCTCGGGAACGCGCTCGGTCATTGCGCCACCTGCTGCTGGTACCGCCCGCCGCCACCATAGCCGCTGCCGCTGTCGCCCGCGGGCGGGGTCTCGCTCGGCGGATAGGTCGTGCCGTCGGCGTTTGCGGTGGTCACAAGGCGGATCGCCACGAAGGCGGGGTTTGCGGCGTCGAGTAGCGAGTCGGACGGTGCGGCATAGTAGCTGCCGGCCGGGATGATGCCCGCGAATGCCTGACCGTCGGCCCCGGTGAACGCCTCGCCGGTCGCCCCGGTGTACGCGGGCGTGGCATCCTCCAGCGCGTAGAACAGGCGGAAGTTGGACGCGTCATCGAGGCCATCGATCTGACCGGCGGGCAGGTTGATGACCCTGCCGTCGTCGAGAGTGGCGCCAAATGCTACCACTTCGATCGACGTAGCAGTTGTCGTGGCTGGAAATTCGACTGTTTGCGCGCGGATCCAGTGCGCGGCGCGATTGATCGCCGCAGCTCCGGTGGCGACATCGTCGTAGTCGGCTGTCGTCCGAAGCGCCGGGGTGGCAGGTGGAGTGCCCGTCTGCTCGAGCGCGTAGGCGTATTTGGCTGGCGTCTCGCCGCGAAGCACCCACTTCACCGTCATCGTCTGCGGATCAAGCGTACGCTTCAGGATGACGCACGGCGTAGAGGCGAGACCCGCCTCGGGAAGGTCGACGATCACCAGCGTGCCAGCACCGTAGCGCCGCAAGCGTGGCTTCACCGTGATCTCGATGTCGCCCAGTTCGCGCCGGTCGAGCAGCTCGAGCGCGGCAAGCTGGGTCGCCTGCGTCGCGTCCTGCACCAGATTATACTGGCGCTCCTCTTTCTTCTCCTCGCCATCGATCGCAATCAGGTCCGCGCGCGCAACCGCATTTTCGGTCTGCACATATTCCCACTGGTGCGCCTCGGACCGATATTTCGGCACGATCGTGTTCAGCCGCGCTTCCCAGCCACGACCGGCGCCGACCACGATCTCGTCATCGGCGAGGTCATCAGCAGTAACCGTGTCCAGCGCGACGCGCGGCGCGGCAACCATGACGCCCAGGCGCCCGCCGACGAATACAGGCTCGCTCGCACCCGCGGCGAGAATATCCTTGAGGTTGGTCCACTTGTTGCCAGGCTCGAAGATCACGCCATCGCAGTGCCAGCCGTTCGCGTCTGACACGTTGGCCAGATGCAGGAAGTCGGACACGATCAGGCCGTCAATCGGCATGCCAATGCCGAACACCTTCTGTCCGGCATGGTACGTGCCAAGCGCATACTTCAGGCCGTGCAGGCCAGGGTTGCGCGTCCACGGCCACGTCACCGGATCAGCCAAGCGGCACGGTCCGCTGCCACCTGGCCAAGACGAGTCGAGACGCGGATCCCAACAGCGCACGCCGCGCCACACAGCGCCGGTCTGTGGCACCCCGCTGGCGAACACTTTGCCCTTCTTGTCGCGCTTCAACGACCACGCGATCGCCGCCTTGCCGCTGAGCTTGGCCGCGGCACCCCAGTTTGGCGCGCCTGACCAATGCGGCGTCAGAGCCGATAATTCCGGCGCGACGCCTACCTGCGTGTCCCGCCACATGAAGCCTGAGAAGTACCCACTGGCCTGATCACCCGCGAAGGAGATCGGCTGAAAGTCCGCGTACATGCCCTCCAGTCCGTCGACCGGGCCGGCGCCCGAATAGATGTCGACCAACAGCAGATACGGGTTCGGCAACTGGTCAATTGTCGGACCGTAGCCGCGTTGGTAAACGCGCGTGCCGCCGTAATAGGTTCGCCCGATCAGGTACGGCGTCGGGTTGTCGCTGCCGATCGCGATGGCATTGACCGAGCCGCGCGCAGGGGGCTTTACCGCCGTGATCTCAGCGCCGATGTTCGCTGCCAGCGCGACCGCAGAAGCAACCAGCGCGATCGTCTGGCCGCCCGGGATGAACGCCGCAACGGTCGCGACCACGCCGGCCACCTTGCCGACCTTCGACAGCGCCTCGCTCATAGCCGCCAAGCCGCGCGCACGTGCACCATCGCGTCGACCACGTTCGCTACGCCGTCCGCCTCCGCGTGATACATCAGCAGCGCGCCGCCCGCGTTGATCGCCAATGCCTCGCCGAATGGCTCCTTGCCCGGCACCAGCATCAGGTCGCCCACCCACGCCGACAGCGGCGAGATGCGCGGCAACATGCTGTCGAGCAGGGCTTCCAGGCTCGCGTAACCGGTGCGCTCCAGCGCCTTGCGCGCGCCGAGCGCGGAGCGGAAGTCCGGGATCGCGGGCGGGCGGTGGCCGAGCGCTCGCATCTGCGCGCGCGCCAGATGGATGCAGGTGGCGCGATCACTCCAGTCGAATGGCCGGTTGCGGAAGCGTGCGACCACCTTTTCGGTCGCCTCCGCGCGCGCAGCGAGATTCATGCGACACCGCGCGGTGGGGCGGCTTCGCCCCATGCGACCTGGTTCGTAAGGCCAGTCGCTTGGTCGAAGCCTGTCTCTGCTGGAAAAACGCGCTGGTGCGCGGTGCTCGACAGCACGTTGCCCTCGTTGAGCGCGAGCAGTCGCTGCGCACGGCTGACACAGCCGATCTCCAGCGAGCGAGTGCCCTTGCCGATGCGCAGAACGGTGGTGTCGGTCTGCCAGTCCGCCTGCTGGTCGGGCTCGGCGATCGGCAGCCCAGTAGCCACATCGAGCTCCGCGACGAAGAGCCGCAGCCGGCTGTTCTGATATTCGGGTCGCGATAGCATCGTAGCGGCGGAAGGTGACGGAGGCAGCATGGCGATCGTGCCCGCGGGCGCCTCGTCGCCCACACCCTCGGTCAGCGCCTCGAAGCCGGCGAGCGTACCGAAATCGGGATCAGCGCCGACGAACGTCTCGCCGAACGCAGGCACGACGCCACCATCGCAGAGACGGATGGTGCGGCCGGGCAGCTCGAGCCGCATCAGGCCGGCAAGCATAATACGTTCAATCATGCCGCCTCCGTGATTGTGAACGACAGGCCGATCGTGCGCGCCTTGTCGATGGTCCAGCCGAAGTCTTCCAGGATCAGCCCCTCGATGTGGGGCTGCACGAGCTCAATCACGTCACCGGCGCTAAGCGCGGTGCGCAGCATGGGCGTGATTGCCAGCATCGCAGTGCCGTCGGCGCCAGCCAGCACGCCGGCGTCCACGCTGTACAGGTAGCGGCGCTCAGCATGGATGACCGAGAGCCACTGGCCCTCCTTCACCTCGCAGCGCGGCTGCAACCCGGCCACCGGCACGGTGCGGCCAGCAGCGACATCTGCTGCCACGACGGGTGCACCGCTGACGCCGTTGCGCAGCCCGATCTGCGGGAACCGCATGAACGCACCCTCGGTCTTCGCGCGCTTCAACCGCGACACCCACACGCGCCCCTCGGGATCAGCCCTCATGGGCGGCAGGGTGACGTCGAGCGCGTGGCGATTGCCGAGCCGGTCGACCCGCTGCATCGGTCCACCCAGCGTTGGCGTCAGAAAGCCGCCGAAGTCGAGCAACCGCGGCGCCGACGCCTGCGCGGACAAAGCGGTAAGGTCGATCATCAGCGCACCAGCGATTGGCGCGCGCGCACCGCTGACGTGCGGCTACTGGCGCGCTGGATCTGAATGCCTTGCTCGCCCGAAATCTGCTGCACCCGCGGCTGGAAGGTAGAGCCCTCGTCGGCGTAGAAGACGAACTCAGCCGGCTGGCGAGCACCGCCGTTGCCGATCGAGTTGACGTGTACCCGCTCGTCCGCGCTCACCATCGCGCGCGGGATGCCGTTGATCGAGAGCACGTTGCGGTCGATGCCGCCGCGCCCGCCAACCTTGAAGTGACCGCCGGTCGCGAGACCTGGCAAAAAGCCGCCCTCGTGCCCTGGCATGCCCCACGTGGGTCCGTTGCCCATCCCTGAAATTGGCGACTTGGTCTTGAACATGCCGAAGAAACCGCCGCCGCCACCTTGGCCGCCAAAGATACCGGGCAGCGAGAAGCCGTCACCGCCGTCACCGCTGGTGTCACCGAGCAGCCGGCTGAGTGGCTTCATCACCATCTGCTGGATCGCGATGCGAGCCATGTCGGCGATGATTTGATCGGCGATGCTGCTGAACACGTCGCCCAGCGAACGGCTGCCAGTGATCGCATCGGCGAGGCCGTCGTTCAGGTTCTTCAGGCCATCGGCCGCGACCCGCTCGTATGCCTCGTTGAGCTCGTCGGCGTTGCGCGGCAGGCTGTCGAAATACTGCTGGAGCGGTCCGGCGTTGTCGCGGTTGGCGCGCTCGCGGGCGTAGCCTTCCAGCACTCCCAAGGTCTTCAATCGCTCGGTCGCGAGGTCCTTTTCCTGCTGGCTCGCCGTCTGGCTGTCGATGATCGCCTGTTGGGTGAGGCGGAGCTGCTTGAACTGACCGTCGAGGATCAGCTGCTCTAGTCGGCCGCGCTCCTTCGCTGTCCGCGCCAGCCCGACCTGCGCTTGCAGGATGTCGGCCTCGTTGTCACCCCGAGCCTGAACGGCGGTGAGCGCTTCCTTGGCCTCATCCTCGGCCTGCTGTCGCAGCAGCAACGCCTCTTTCTGATCGTAGATCTGCTTGTTGAGGCCGAGCAGAACCTGCTTCTGCGCTTGGGTTAGGTCATCATCGGCCTGCACCTGGCGATTGGCAGCGGCGCGCTCGTTGGCCAAGCGCTCACGTTCGACCGCTGCACGGTCGCTAATCTCAATGGCGAGATCCTTCTGAGCGGCGAGCGACTCGTTTGACGCGCGATAAAGCTCCTGTTCGTACCGCTCGCGGTCGCGCTTTGCTTTCTCGGCGGCTCGCTTGGCCTCCGCCGCCGCCCGCCTCTGATCGCTCTCAGCCTTCTTCGCTGCTGCGGCTGCCTCACCGTTGCCTTGGGTCGGCAGCGCACCGCCAGCACCGCGCGCGCCACCGCCATACAGGCCGCGGTTCCATTGGCGGCCGAGCGCGCGGCGACCTTGCTCTTCCTGTCGTTGCCGAGCGTCTCCTTCGTTTCTCAGGAAGCCTCCCGATAGATCGGAGATCTCCGCATCGGCTTTCCACGAGCTGCTGAACAGCTTCCGGTCGACGCCATTCGCCCAGTTCTGGATCCGGGGAAAGAAGTTGCGGACCCTGTCGACGCCCGCGAGAATGTTGGCAATCGTGTCGCGCGCGTAGTTGGCCTCGCGGCGGATGCCGCCGAACGCATCCTTCGCGCCCGCGAGCAGGGGATCGAACACCGACCCTAGCCCCGCGAAGATGGCGGTCATCTCATCCGCCTCGTCTGAGGCGTAGCGGGTAATGGCCGAGAACGAGTCCGCCGCGATCTGCGCCAACATCGCGATCTTGTCGGCATTGGCGACGATCGCGGCCGCAAACTGCGCGTCCATGATCATTTTCAGGCGGTCGAGATTGTCGTTTACCTGCCCGGCGTTCCGTAGCACGTCGTCGCGCAGGACGATGCCCAGTTCGTTGGCCGAAGATGCGAGCGCATCATACGCCGCTGTGCCCTGACCCAATAGGACGGTGAGGGTTGATGCCGACTTCCCGAACAGCGTCAGCGCGGTCGCGTTGCGCTCCTGCACCGTCGGCAGCTTGGACAGGCCGTCCATCGTCTGCCGCAGCGCACCGTCGAAATCCTTGCTGGTGACGCCAAGCTCGCGGAAGAGCTTCACCTGCTGGTCGCTGCCGCTCTGCGCGAGGCCGAGAGATTTGGCGAACTTATCTAGCGCGGCATCAGCGGTCGCGACGTCGGACCCCGACATCTGCGCCGCGTAGCGAAACTCCTGGATCGTCTTGGTCGTGGCACCGGTGCGATCAGCCAGATCAACGATCGCATCCGCATAGTCGAACGCGCGTTGCGTGGCAGCGGCCATCGCATCGATGGCGATGGCGCTACCAAGCGCTCCCAGTGCGCCGGTCAGCGTCGCCGACGCGGATGTCGCTGTGCCGAACGAGGTGTGGAGGCGAGACGCGAGCTGGTTCGCACGGCTCTCTGCCGCTTTCGCACCCGTTTTAAAGCTGGCCGAGTCGAGGCCCAGCACGACGCGAAGCGCGCCGATGATCGCTCCCGCCATGCTGGTGTTCTCCTAGATTTCGCCGGCCTGCGTCGCAGCAGCGAACGACGCGAGATTGAACGTCATTGCGTCGTCGCCCTGCGGCTCGCGCTCTTCGTCGCCGTCGCGCAGGATCTCGGCGAGGTCGGGCAGGGGGCTGGCCCGCTCAAACGCCGCGGCGTGCCACGCCTGCGACAACCCCAGGCGGCGCAGCTTCTTCAGCCGTTCGCCATATCCCCGCACCATAGTGCGGAGGATGCGCGGCGTTTGAAGCCAGAAGCGATCCGGTTCACCGCCCGCTTCGCACCAAGCCTCCAGGAGCGAAAGCCAGTCATGGCCCCGCTCCGATTGCGAGGGTCCGCCTCATCCCTATCCTCCGCCACGCCAAACGCACCGCGCAGCCCCGCCATCACGGCTGCGCGCACTTGGTCGAAGCCCGCCTCGCTCATCAGCTGCTCGGCCTCGGCAATCGAGCATGGCTGTCGCCGTTGCAATCCCGCCCAGAACGCAGCGCGGAAGCGGGTGATGTCGACGGTCGGCTCTTCAATCGCGACGAGGATGGCATCGGTGGTGGCGTCGAGCGCAGCCTCCAGCAGGCAGAGCGCGGCGACGTCGAACACCAGCACGACCTCGCCACGCGGGAGGTCGAGCGACGCCTCGCCGCGCAGCGAAAGCCCGGTCACGCGGCGAGCGCTGCCTGCGTCCACACGCCCGACGCCTTGATCGTCACCGTGGCGGTCTGCTTGCCCTGCACCGGCTGATCATCGGGCTCGTAACCGGTCACGATGCCGATGCCCTTCGTCTGCATCTTCGTCGCGACGCCCGCGCCATTGCGGCCGTTCGAGTTGACCGCCATCAGCAGGCTGTCGCCGCTCGCAACCGCTGCGAGCAGCTTGGCGTCGGAGTCGCTGCCGGGCACGCGGTGGATCTGTACCGTGAGCACGCCGGGATCTGCGACGCCTTCGCCCATGAACTCCATCACGCCGCCCGCGCTGTCGTGCGTGGTTGTGTCGATCGTGCCGCGCGACAGGCTCGGAGCCTTGACCGACAGCACCTCGGCAATCTTCGTGAGCGGCGCGTTCGCCGCGGCCGATGCGCCCAGCAGAAAGGCTGCGCCAAAGTTCTTCTCTGCCATGATAGTGCCTCCTCAGGCCGCGGGCCTATTCATGATGATCCAGTCCATGCGACGCCGGTACACCTTGCGCCCGCCGCCCAAGTCTTCGGTGCCGCCGCCGTCCTCGTCTTCCAAGAAGGCGGGTCCGAGCTCCCAGCCATTGATGGTGGTGGTCGGCTCGATTGCCGCGGTGAGCACTCGGCTGATGGCCAGAGCCTCCGCGTTCGACAGCGCCCAGATGTCCGCCTGCACCAGCGTCTCGTTCAGGCCGTCCCAGCCGTCGTGATTGTAGCCGCGTCCCGGCGTGACCAGCGTCAGCACTGTAACGGGGTAGGGGGCAGATTGCGGTCGCTCGTCCCACGCTACAGCGGGGCAGAGCTTGGCGAACGCGGGCACCGCCAGCAGCTTCGCGCGCAGTGCTTCCTGCATATCAGCCTCCGCGCGCCGCCTTCTTCGCGAGCCGTGCCGCGGTCTTTTCAATCTCGGGGCCCAGCTCGTTGCCGATATTTGTCAGCACCTGATCCTTGGTCGCCTGCCACGCTGGCCGCATGAATGGTTGCGCCTTCTGATCGTGGGTGCCGAACTCCTGCGGAACCGCTGCCGGGTTCGAGGTGCCGATGAACATCTCGGTCAGCGACTTCGGCTCTTTCCTCGCCATGCGAGCTTGGCGCCGGGTCAGCTTCGTGCCGATGACGATCGAGATCTTGAGCGCGCCGGTGAGCCGCGGGGCGGTCTGTTCGGCGAGCGCACGTAACGGCTCGGCTGCCTTCTTCAGGACGCGCCGCACTACGGCTTTCGCGGTCGTGATCTTCGGTAGCTCGGACAGGGCGGCGTCGAGGTCGCGCAGTCCCTCGACCTTCACCGTGACCTTCACGCCTGCTCGCCGCTCGGGTTGGTCGTGATCTCTAGACCCTCACGCCGTCCGAACTCGACGACGCCGCTGATGGGGTACACCTGGCCAGCGTAGACGACGCGCTCGCGCTCGCTAAGGTCGGCGAGGTCAGGCGCCCAGCGGATGCGCCAGACAACCTCACGTTGGGCTGCGGTGCCGCCAGCTTTCCACGCCTCGGTTGCGCGTTGCGTCAGGCGTTCGGCCCATACTGTGCGGATCGGCTGCCAGGCAGCCACGTCGGCGCCGAGATCATCAGTCGTGGTGGTGGCACGCTCGATCGCGATGCGCCGGTCGAGCCGCCCGGTCTCCAGCCCCGCCATCAGGCGTAGACTCGAAACGGCGCGAGCAGGTTCTCGACCGGCGTGGACATCGGCACGGCGGTGACGGTGCCGGGCGAGACGGTGCCGCGGTTGCGATACAGGTCGTCGGTCATCAGCAGGATTGCCGCGCGGATGGCGGCGGGCAGCGTCGAGCGCGGACTGTCGCCGCTATCGTCGACTGGATAGCCGGCACGGTAGCGGATGCGGACTGCCTCACGCCGTGACGAGCCGCCAACCCACGGCCACGACGACGCCGCGACGAGATCGCGCCCGAGCACCTCAACGTCGGCGAGGTCACCCATCTGCTCGACACCGTCCGCGTCCAGGTAGGAGATGCTGACGAGTTCGACGACGGGCGGGAAGGGGAGGCGGATCGTGTCGCCGCACGCGGCACCGCAACGCGCTTCCAGCACCTGCACGCCGAGCGCGCGGCCGAGCCACCCGTCGGGCCCGTCGATGTGCGACGTGGCTGCGGCGACATACGCCTTGATCAGCGCGTCCTCGCTATCGTCCTCCACCTTGCAGTGCGCCTTCGCGTCGGCAAGCGACACGACAGGGTCAGGTCGGGTGATGACGAGAACGCGCATGTGATCAGGCGTTCTTCTTCGCCGCCGGCTTAGCGGCCTGCGCGGCGGGCGGGGCGGCAATGCCCTCACCGGTCGCGCTGGTGTAGCCGCGGTCGTTCACCGTGCTCGGCTTGGTGCCGAACGTGTGCTGGACGCCGGCCCCGCGCGTGGCGGGCTCTTCGCCCTCCAGCGACAGCGCGCCGGATGCCACCAATGGTGCGGCGTCGGTCTCGGTCATCTCGCGCGTGTCGCCGCGCGCGTAATCCTTGCCGTCACCGTGCATCGCGCGGTGAACGGTATACGTCTTTTTGTCGGCCATCGTTCGATGCCCCCGAAAGCGAGGGCGGACCCGGCGGCCCGCCCTCGTCATGGTCACGCGTTGGCGAAGGCGCCGTCGACGAACGCCTCCGGGCGATACACGGTGAGCGCCAGCCGCTCTTCGGCCAGGATGGTCACCATGTTGCGGCGGAAGTTGTCGCCGTCCTCGGTCGACACCAGCACGCCCGACTGCTCGCGATCGAACAGCTGGGCGCCCATGCGCCATGCACCGACGGTGAACTCGCCCTGCGTCTGCGCCATCGACGGCACCACCGGCAGGCCCCACAGCGTGGGCGCGATCGTGCCCTGAGGGTTGCCGATGATGTAGCGGCCCTCGCCATCCTTCTGCATCTCGATCAACGCCCAGTCGATCGGGTGCAGAACCTGGCCATCGGCCGGGTACAGCGCGAGCGCGACCTGCAGCTGCGCCAGGCGCAGCTTGTCGATCATCGTCGGCGCCGCAAAGCCCGTCACGCCCGCTGGCAGCGCGTAGTCGGACGCCTGCGGCTTAATGCCCGCAAGGTTCTGACCGGTGCCGTCGCCCTTCAACAGCTGCACGTCCTCGACGAATGCGAGGCCGTAGCGCAGGCGGTTATCGATCATGGAACGCAGGCCCGGCGCGTCGGCAAGGATCTCGGCCGATGCGAGGAACCAGTGCGCGATCTTACGCACCGGCGCATTCTTCAGGTCGAGCTTCAGGGTCGACTCGGGCTTGAGCGTGCCCTCGGCGACCATGCCGGCGTTGTTGGTGAAGCCGGTCTCCTGCACGTACTCGATCGAGCTCGAGGAGGTCGTGCCGGGCGCAATCAAGCCGCGGATGGTCAGCTGACGATCAGGCAGCATCTGCATCGGCGACTGGACCCGCTCGGGGCGGACGAGGTCGCCGGCCGAGCCGTTTGCGTCGGTGGTGAGCGACGTGATTGCCTTCACCTCGATGCCGACGTTCTGCCCCTGACGCACGCCGTTGCCGAATGCGTTCTTGTAGGCATCACTGTCGATGTACTGCTGACCGATCGACTTGACCTCGGTCGGTTCCGAGCCGCGGCGCGCTGCCTTCTGCTCCAGCTCGTCGAGGCGCGATTTGGCCTCGTTCATGCCGGTCAGCGCCTGGTCGGCGAGTTCCTTGGCGGTGGTGGAGAGCGGGATGCCGCGTTCGGCTTCGGCCAGCGCCTTCTCGGCAATGGCCTTCAGCTCGTCGTGGCGGCGGTCGAAATTGCCCTTCAGCTCGAGCGCGAGCTCGGCCGGCGTCTTGTCGGTCATGATGTGCCTTTCTGGCAGAGATGAAGGATCAGCCGCGCAGCGCGGTGTAGAACTGCTGCAGCTCGTCGATCGCCTTCGCCTCGGGCTCCCCCCGAAGATGCGGCGCTGCCTTGGTCGCGATCGCCGCGGCCACGGACTTGGAGAAGCCGCCTGCATCCCGCAGGAACTCCTCGAACTGGCGGACGCTCGGCAGTTCGCCGCCGCCCAGAATGTCTTTGATGCTGAGGATGCGCGTGCGGTTGTGCATCGGCACGGTCACCAGCGAGATCTCGTGCAGCCCCACCTCGAGCAGGTGCCGAGCCTTGCCCTCCAGCCGATGCTTCTTCGTGATGAAGCCCATCGACAGCCCAGTGATTACGCCAAGTTTCACATCCTGCCGCGCTTCGCGGGCAAGCGTATTGGCAGAGAACTGGCCCTTTACGCGTAGGCCGTCCGGCTGATCGGTGAACTCCGTCCACACGCCGACCGGCTTCTTGCGGTCGTGATGCAGCAGCATTGGAATGCTCTTGCGCCCTTCCAGCTGGACGGCGCCACGCGCGACAATGTCGTTGCCATGATCGATGTCGCCGTAGCCGACCGCCAGACCCTCGATGTTGCCGTCGTCGTCGAGCGCCTTGGCGTCGAGAACGATGTCGAGTTCTTCCATCGTCAGACCTCCGCGGGCTGCTGCCCGGCATCCGTGATCGGCACGTCCTGCATCTGCTTGTAGAGCACGTTGCCGCCCTCGACGGGTGGCAGTCCCTCCAGCGCGCGAACCTCGTTGACGGTCATGAACGGCCGCATCTTGGTGTAGAAATCGGCGCGGCCAGTGCTGTCCGCGCGCAGGAACGCCTCGACGTTGAACCGGATCGACACGCCCGCCTTGCGATCGGCGCGTGACAGCAACTGCTTGGTCACCGCGCCCTCGATGCGCTTCAGCCGCTTGCGCATCTTGAACTTCAGCACCGACAGCGTCTGATCGGCGATGCTGGAACCGAGCGTCGTGTTGCCGACGGTCTGACCGACGAGGTGCGGGTCGACCTCGAACACGCGGCAGACCTCCTCAACCGAGAAGCGCCGGCTCTCCAGCATCTCGGCGTCTTTCGGGTCGATCGAAAGCTGCTCCCACTTCATGCCCGCATCGAGCAGCATCGGGCGGCCTGCGGTCGCGGCGCCGACGAACTTGTCCTGAAGCAACTGCTCGGCTTCGTTGCGCTGATCGCGGGTCAGAACCTTGTCGACCGACATGACACCGGAGGTGCGGACGCCGTTCGCGAACATCGTGGTGGCGGCGCGGTCCGCCGCGATCGCCGACGCGAAGGACTGCCGGCAGGCCGCGAGCGGGGAAACGCCGCCGAGAGCGCCGCCGCCGAAGCCGCGGATATGCAGCATGTCGCCCTGGTGGACTAAGTGTTCGCCGCTGCCATCAGTCCACCGATATTCTAGCTCGCCGGCGCCGTTGCGAGTGACCCGCATCAAGTCAGGCGGGATCGGTGCCAGCGACACGATGAAGCCATCATCACGCCGCACGATCTCGGCATAGGCGTTGCCGCGCAGCTCGATGCTGGCGACGATGAACTCCCAGAAGTCGAACGCTGACTGGTCGTAGTTCGGGCTGTCGTGCAGCAGCCAGTAAAGCGGGTGCTGATCGTCATCGACCGCAACGCCGCCCGGCCCCTTGCGCTGGACCGCGCAGGGCAGGGAAGCGATGTTGCCGGCCCAGAAGCTGACGCACGCCCAGGTGGCGGATAGCCCGTGCGCGGCGCTGAGCACGCCAGCGCTGGTGTCGTTATACCGCTCGAGTGTGACCTTGTTCGTGCGGAAGTTGTCAGCGTCTTGCTGGCCAGGCGCGACCGGGCTGGTCAGCGACAGCACCGACTTCGCTTCGATCGGGAGGCCGCGCGATGCGAGCGACCGCACCTCGGCTTCTGCGGCGCGGCGCGACAGTTGGTAGCCGCTCATGCGCGCAGGCTCGCGAGCCAGTCGTCGACACCATCGTCCTCGACCGGCAGCAACATCGGAGCGGTAGCGTTGATCATGCCGTCCACTCCGTCGATCTTGTTCGGGCTGTTCGGCGTCTGCTTCTTGGGCAGGATGCTGCCGTCGACACGGCGCTCGACGACCGCATTCCCGATCATCCACGTCATCACCGGGTTGCCGTCATGACGCAGCCGCGCAGGCCCCGCCTTCACGCGCGCCTCGATCGCCTTTGCCGGGTCGGTCACGTTGCGAGCGTTCTTCGCCAGCTGCACCGCAAAGGCCTCGCCGCCGTCGCCCAGATCCTCATTCAACCGGCTGGCCATCGCGAGACCGCTGTTCCACTGGTCGAACGTCGCGCGGCGCACGGCCAGCCTGTCCTTCAGCCCTCGGATCTTCGCCTCGATCACGCGGTGGTCAATGAAGTCGCCGGGCGTGGTGGTCAGGTGTCCTTCCGCGGCCCAGCGCGCGTACATGTCGGTGACCTGCTTCAGGCTGTTGTCCTGGCTCTGCAGCCGGGCTTCCGGCACGAAGAACCACGGCTTCACCAGCAGCCGCCCGTCGGCGTCTTCCGCCGCCAGCACGACCGCAGACAGATCGTCGACGTTCGAGAGATCGCCGCCGATGTAGCAGTCGAGCCCGGCGAAATCGTCGAGCGTCAGGGCAGGGTCGGCGCAGATCGCCCACTGCGTCACGTTCAGCCAGGCCGAGGCGGCGCCCAACCAGATATTCAGGTGCTTAGTCTTGAACTCGCCCTCGGCTGCGGGGCTCGCCTGCGCCTCGATCGCGCGCTTGGCGACTTCGTCGCGGAGCGGGCGGGATGCTTCCAGCAGCGGGTTGGCCTTGATCCACTTGGCCGGATCGTACGGGTCGTCACCCTCTTTGCGCTCGTCGTCGTAATCCTCGGCGCGGTCGAGCGTGAAGATGATCCCGAACATGTGCTCGGCGATCACCGAGCGCTCCAGCACCTTCGTCGCAAGCGTGCGCTGCTCGTAGCAGACGCCGTGCAGGTTGAAGCCCGCGGTCGTGATGATCCACATCAGCGGGTTGCGCCGCGCGCCGAACGCCGAGTTCATGACGTCGAAGAGACCGCGGTCGCTGTGCGCGTGCAGCTCGTCCATCGTGACCAGGTGCGGATTGTGCCCGTCTTGGCTCTTCGCCTTCGCGTGCATCGGCTGCATGTAGCCGCCGTTGTCCGAGCAGGTGATCGACTTGGCCCAGGGTATCAGCCCGAACGCTTCCTGCAGCGCGGGCATCTTCTCGACCATCCGCTTGGCCGGGTGGAAAACCTTCTTCGCCTGATCAAACGTCGTTGCCGCGGTTAGCACCTGCGGGCCGGGTTCCTCCTCGCAGGCGAGGCAGTATAGCGAGATGAGCGCCGTCTTGGTCGACTTCGCGTTCTTGCGCGCCACCTCCTCGTACACCGAGGTAAACCGCCGCCCGCCGGTCTCGTGCCTTCGCCAGCCGAACACCATCGCGAGCACGAAGATCTGAAACGGCTCGAGCGTGATGGTCGGCGTATCCCACACGCCTTCGACGTGCGGCAGTTTCTCGGCGAAATCGCAGACGTCGTTCGCGTGCCACGGGTCGAAATAGTAGCCCCAAGCCTTGTCACGCGCGCGCTTCAGGTCGTCGAGGTGACGCTGCGCGGCGAGGCGGACCCATTTGCAATGGCGCGCCTGCACGCGGTCGGCAGCGGCGGCCTTGGCATATGCCAGCGCGACCGCGGTGTAATCTCTAGCGTGCCCGGTGTCCGTTGCGGGCGAACGGGTTGCCCGGCTTGCCGCCATTTGCGTCACCTCCGGCACTGCCGACGCGGCTCTTCGGGCCGGCGATTCGAAGCAGCTCTTCGTGCTGGCGCAGCACCGTCAGGTACGCGGCGGGGGGCGGCTCGCCACCGGCGTTGAAGGCTTTGCGGACCAGCGCCTCAAGCGAGCAGTACCGCGCCAGAATCGCGCTATCGACCTCGGACACGCCAGCGGCCATCACTCGGCCGATCACCTCATGCCACACGTCGATCGCTTCCGCGGTCATGTAGTCGGGTGCGATCGGCGGATCGCCGGGGACGACAAGCTCGGTCTTCAGCCCATCACGGACTGGCTGGAGGGTGCCGCGCGCCGCCTTTGCTGACGGCGTGTCAGGCTTGGGGCCGCGCTTCATCGAGGTCTCCGCAATTTATCTCGACCCGAAAGTTTAATTCGCACGCGCGAAAAAAGAGGTTGGGCGTCGGTGTCCGTAGGTCAGGCCCTGGACTTTCGACCCACCCCCCGCGTCTGCGCCGCGGCGCGCTCGGCCTTCGACTTGGCGTCATGGCAGGGGGTGCAGAGGGGTTGCTTGTTGCTCCGGTCATCACTGCCGCCCTCTGACAAGGGCACGATGTGGTCGACGACGGTAGCGGCGGTCACTCGACCAGCTTTGACGCACGTGCGGCACAGTGGCTCGTCGCTCAGGATGCTGCGGCGATCCGCGACACCAGCGCGACCACGTAGGCGAGGGCTCGGCTTGCTATGCGCCCAGGCCTTGCGCGGCTTCGGCTTAATTAGTGAGGGCGGGCGGCTTGGCATCACGCACCCCGAAACGAAGCAACGAAAATAAACATGCGCTGCCAGCGATGTCACAGCGATCAACGGCTTGCGACGCAACCACCATCGTGAAAGCTTCCTCTTAGCCGGGTCGTCCGGTCACGGAGAGAAGCATGAAGAGCTATAAGAACGTCGCCTTGGCCGCTCTCGGAGCAGCTGCCGCGCTCCTTACTACGGCTACTCCCTCGATCGCGCAGCAGCGCTGGTGTGAGAATAAACCGCTCTATGACGACGATCGTGATGTCGGATGCGGGTATGAAGGTGAGGATCCGACCTTCAAGGCAATCATCGCTGGCGAAGACGCCGATCAGGAGACACGCACCGACAGCGCCGCGGTTGCTGCTGAGCCGCAGGCCTGAAAAGCGAGAGGGGCCTAGCCGCCCCTCTTTGCACCCTAGGTTGTAGACGAGCTCTGCCAATATAGCCGGGGCAGTGGACACCCGATCGCCGCAGCGCGTTACCCTCTCCCTAAACCAAGGAGAGCGACATGACCGACCACAAGAAGAAGGGCGACTTCGAGAAGAACGGCAAGGACGATGTCGGCGGCAACACCAAGCAGGACAACAGCCAGAACACCGACGGCAAGGACAACAACCAGAACGCCGGGCATGGCGGTCACAAGTAAAGATCGGCCGGGGCCGCGCTCAGCAAGCGCGGTTACCGCGTGGAAAGATGAACGTGAGGCTCTACCGCGTCCGATCCAGCAACATGGTCAACCGTGCGTCGATCGCTGATGACAGGTGGCAAGCGCATAGCGAAGCACCTTCACCGTCTTGGTCCAGCTTAGCTAGTGCGTTCATCAGGTCGGCGAGGATGGGGTCAGACGTGTGCAGCACCAGATCGGGGTATAAGCGCAGCAGCTAACATAGGTTTAAAAACGAGTGTCTTTGCGCCGAAGCTGAGACTGCAGCGCACCCTGAAGCGAAGAAGAGCCGCAACCCTGCTGGGCGCGACTCTTCGATCTATGCATGTGGATGCCTCAAACGGACGGTAAGGTCAAGGCCTATCGGTTTGTTACATCACGCACAGCAGATACAACAAAGGGGACCAAAGTCCCCCTTGCGACTATCTGTCTGCCGCGGCGCCAAGCAAAAGGAGTTACGCGGCAGATCGATAATTAGTTGCTGTCCGGCTCGTCGTCGCTGTCGGCAACCACGACGATGCCCGCAATCACGGCAGCAGCCGCGATGATCGCGACGATGAAGCCGCCACCAGCAAGCTCGTTCTTCTTAGCCGACGGCGCAGCAGCGCGTGACACCGACAACGACGAAGCAGCGTTCATGGGAGCTGCGGCAACCGGAGCTGCAACCAGAGCGCTAGCGGCAGCGGCCGTCAGAAGCTTCGAAATCATGAGGTGTCCTTCTTGTTTGAGCCCGAGCCATACTGCAATGCAGCAAGATTGTAAACGATCCGTAAAGGCTGCAGGAATCGTATGCCGAATGTCTGATTTGGTGGAAGCCCCACGGGCGGCTTTGGAGCAGCCGCACAGTTTTATGCCCGTTCTTTCATCTAGCGCTCAAGACCGGGATCCAGTTTGACCGGGCAACGCACTTGGTCGTACCCGCGACCCTTGCCGCGTTATGCCGGCTGCCCGGGTAAAAATCGTCCGCTCAGGATGCGGTCGCGCATGACGGGCCAATCGTTTCCAAACTGCTCCCCCCCTTCATCAATCTGCACGACCTGATCGTCCTTGAAGCTATCGCCGAGAACGACGTCCTCATATTCCGAGATCCGATCCTCCATGATGTTGTAAAATGAGCGTGCCGCGCCTCGACCACTGGCGGATGTCGTAGGCATAATCACGCCGAGTCTGTTTGACCGCAAACGAACGAGACTACCGACCGGATATACGCCGATACCGCGCATGAACTTAAGCAGCAGACTTTGGTCGATCATGTCCGGAAGAGAGGCCATCTCTGCGATGGCGTCGGCAGGCGCCTTGCCCTTCTTGTAAGGACGGTTCGACGTCATCGCATCGTATACGTCGCAGATCACGGCGATGCGGGCGGCAGTCGTAATCTGGTCGCCATGCAAGCCGAAGGGATACCCCGTTCCATCGAGCCGCTCGTGATGATGCAGACAAACGTCCAACGCGACGGACGGAACCTGCGGATCCGACGCTAGCAACCGGTGCCCCATCTCGGGATGCTGACGGATCAAAGCGCGCTCGCCTTCATCGAGCGGCCCTGCCTTGCCGAGAATTGAGGTATCAATCGAGAGCTTGCCGATGTCGTGGAGCATTCCGGCTATCCCGAGATCGGCGACCTCGCTCGACGTTGCATTGCTGGCGCGCCCAAGCGTGATCATCAACGCGCAGACGGCGATTGAATGCGTGTACGTGTAGCCGTCCTTCTCCTTCAAGCGCGTCACGCTGGCGAAGGCGGCACCGTTGTGCTCAAGCGCATCAGCAATGTCCTTCACCACTGAGGCGATCTGAGGCATCACCACCGGATGGCCACGGCGACAATCGTCGAACACGTCGCCGATGATCTTTGCGGACCTCTTGACCACCGCAGATGCGCGTTTCCTCTCCGCCTGGTCGAAGGCGGGCGGCGTCGGAAGCCTTCTTGGCAATCGCAGGGCGCTTGATTTCTTCACTTGCAGCGGAGCGGCCGGTCGCCCTGCTGGAGTCTTCGGTCGTACTGAAATGGTGACTTTGTGTGACGATTCGTTCGTCAGGGGCGCCGGGCCGCTGCGTGCATCGATGAACAGGTTGGTCCCGCCATTCCTTACTCGCTCGAGATCGGCCGGAGTTTTGATAACAAAGCGCTCACGCCAGAAGGGGTGGGATAACCAGCCGTCCTCCAGCCCTTCGACAATCATTCCAAGTCTCGCCTGTGCAGGCGTTATACGGATCAGCACCTTCCGAACTCCGGCACAAGGGCGGACATTCCGGTCCGCCGGAAACGGAGCGCCGCTCCCCGAAATGATGCTGAAGTGAGCCCGCCCGTTATCGCACGGTGGCCAAATAAGCAGCGTTCAGTCGCGAGCATGTTAACGCGTTCCGGCGACGGCGGCGATGACGCGGTTGCGGCCGCCTCGCTTGGCTTCGTAGAGCATTCGATCGGCAGCCTCGATAGCCATGTCTTGCTTCGTGCCCCCGAATGGCGCCACGCCGATTGAGATGGTGACGGAGCCGATAAGCTTATCGGTCTGGCGATCGCGGAACGTGCGGTCCGCTAAATTTGATCGAGCGTGTTCAAGAATTTCAACGGCGTGCGCGACGGTCACACCATCTAGGAATACAAGAAACTCCTCGCCGCCCCACCGTGCGAGGGTGTGAGAGCCGAGACTCTGCGACAGGCAAGCCCCGACAGCTTTCAGGACGCGGTCGCCGACGCCGTGTCCGAAGGTGTCGTTCACCTGCTTGAAGTGATCAACATCGCAAAGCGCGACGCTGCTGTTTCGTGACGATCGGCGAGCCGACATCTCCCTTCGGGCGCCCCGGCGATTGAGAAGGCCCGTCAGCGCATCGCGATGAGCGTCGTCCCTTGAGATCTCTACCTGCTGGCGCAATTCCTCGATCTCGCTGGAGGCGGCGTTCAGCTGAGTCTGGATATCATAATTACGCTGAACCATCGCCTTCACGATCTGCTCGACCGAGCTCGGGCCACCGGAAAGCTGGAATAGGCCCGCGGACAGGTCGCGCCCGAAGTCGGAGGACCGGCTGGCGGCATGTGCTGCGATGTCCGCCAGCCTGAGAGTTTGATGGCGGAGAGCGTCATGCCCTGGTTCAGTGGCAGCAGCACCACCATTCGATTTGGCAGCCGCAGTGATGAGATCGACGTCCGCCTGAACGAGGCGGCGGCCTTCCATAAGGATGGCATCAACCGCCATCGCAGGCACGCTGTGCCGATCTGTCTTGCATCGCCACGCCAGCGCGAAATTGACCGGATTATGGTCGAGTCTCTGCTCGGACAGGAACCGCAGCGCTTCGTATCCCGGTCCCGTGGCGGCTTCGGCAAGCGAGCCAGCCGGGGAGGTGGATTTTGTTCTTACGACCATCGCGACAACTCAATGACTTACGCAGAGTCGTAAGATCGACTGGTGAACAAAAGGTGGAAGGCCATAGCGTCATGACGCTGAGCTCGTATGGAAGCCGGAACGTTGGACGAGGCGTGTGCGAGGCGTTCGAGGATAAATGCCGCGGCCGGGAGTGCGTATGGTCTCTAAGCGAATGATGTTAGTACGTTGATGTGAACGAACGTCCGAAGTTCGCGTGGTAGATGTGAACGTTTGTTCGCATGAAATGGGCGAAAATAGACATCGAGCATGAACTAGACAGGCAAGCCAAGCCACTTAGCTAAAGGTTGTGCCGTATCCAAAATGCGGGACGAAAACCGCGTGCTGCTGCCCATTACCGAAGCTGGGCATGTCTGGTATCACGCACCCCGAAACGAAAAAGAAGGCGGGCAAATCATAAGCTTCTGCACTTCCTGCAGCAGTCCCGCCGTCCTAGCCTCCGTCCCGAGGAGACCGGTGTCGTGAAAGAATACAAAGTGATGTCGCAGAAAGACAAATGGTTTAGCCGCAAGTTTGACCCAGAGGCGCTCGAACAGGGATTAAACGCTTATGCGGCTCAAGGCTGGGAGGTCATCAGCGTGGCAACGGCCTCAATCCCAGGGCTGGGGGGCAACCGAGAGGAGATGATTGTTGTCCTTGAGCGTGAAAAATAATGCGCGCCGTAGAGTACAAAGGCATCCTCTTCATCGAGGGGCACCCGGGCGGCGCGCAGGTGATCCAGCAATTGGATACCAAGATTGACGGATGGTTTTCTTCAAGCCAGCTAAAGAGCCTAGATCATATCAAAGACATCATGGTGGATCAGGCAAAAGCGCACGCGGGAAATGCCATTATCGACTTTAAGTATGGTCAGAAAAGCACGTTCTGGCGAAGCTTGTTCAGCGTAGACGATGTCTATTGGTACGCCACTGGCTCGATAGCTAGGGTCGATCCTGCAAGTGTGTCAGTGAAATGACGTAAAAACAAGAAGAGCCGCGACCTTGCTGGGCACGGCTCTTCGATCTGCGGATATGGGAACCTGAAACCGGGCGGCGCGTCAAGCGACAACACACTCAGTCACGCCGCTTACCCATAATTCGACAATCGCGCGCCGACTGGGAGAGCTTTCTTGAAACGGTCCCACTCCACCTCCGCGTGTCGCATCGCCTGATCTTTGAGGAAGTCTCGGTAGCCTGGGAACACCGCATACTCATTGGTTTCGAGCAGCGCGTCGAGCTTCGCGGCCAATTCGTTCATCGTCATTGACTTGCCACGGATCGCCTTGCTCTCGGCGTAGAGCAGGAACTGCTCGCACAAGATGTGGAGGATATAGACCTCCTCGCGTGCCAGGTAGTTCTTGGCGATTTTGGACTCGGCCTTGGTCGGCCGTTCCGACTTCGTCGCCATGATGCCCATGTTGTGCTTCGCCGCGTCGGCCCGATCGAGGATCAGCTGCGACGCCGTCTTGCCCGTGATGGCGTACAGGAACTTGTCCTGCAGCTTGGCATAGAAGGAGCGTACCGCTGGGGCGTCTTTGTCGTAATCGGTTGACGCGAGCTTGAAGCAGTCGCGCACTGCCTCGTAGATCGAGATTTCTTCGGATCGGAGCGCCCGAACCTCCGCCGCCAGCTTCCGCAATGCGGTCGGGTCAGCCCCAAGGCGCCCACTGTTAAGCGCATAGCCGTCAGCGATGTATCGCTTCAGGACGCTGTTGGCCCACTTACGAAAGTCCGCGGCTTTAGAGCCATTCACGCGGTAGCCCACGGTGAGGATCACATCCAAATTGTAGTGATCCGTTTCGCGGCTAACCGACCGGCCACCCTCAATTCGAACTCTTTCCATTTTGGAAACAGTTGCCGCCTGATCGAGTTCGCCGGAGTCGTAGATGGCGCTCACGTGCTTCGATATCGCCGGCACCTGCACGCCAAAAAGCTCGGCCATCTGCTTCTGAGTGGCCCACACCGTGTCTTTCGACCAATCGACGTTGAAGTCGATGGCCGATGGCCCCTCATCGAATCTCATCAGCTCCATCTCAATCTGGCGAGACGCCTCCTGCGCGGCTGCCGCCGCTCGCCGGTTGCGCTGCAGGAATTTGTCGATGTCGACCGCACCTTGCGGTTCACGATTTACATTCTGGGTCAAGGCACACACCTGTAGATTGACCCGAGTTTTCGTTGACGCAGCTACGCGGAGTCCTTACATGTCTTCCGCACCATAGCGACGCCCTCCTCGGGTGTTGATGGGCGGAGGCAGCGCCGAAGTTGTCCAGACTATGCTGGCGCTGCCCCCGATCCCGGTAGGACTAAGCCACCGGAACGACCCATCTTTACTAAATCGTTACCACCCGAGCAAGCGGGTGATGTTCAGCGGCTCGCCGGAAAACTGCGATTGTCGCAACTGTCAACGACATTCACACCGGAAAGGTCGGTTCGACGCGTGGATTTCTGCGGGTCTTGGCAATAACAAGCGAAAAGGGTCGTGCGAAAAATTTATTCGCCACGCAATAAGCCCATGGTCACTTTTCGTTCTTCAAGGCCGACTCGCGTTCAATCTCATGCGATCTTCAGCCAAGCAGCTAGCGATTGAGCCGCTGAGACGATTCGGGCTGCGAAGCGAGCGCGCTGCTGCCCATTATGGAAGGTTGGCATGTCGTCGGCTACCACCACGCGGTCGAACAGCGGCAGCATGCGAGCCGGGATGATTCCACGCGCGTCGCGCAGCTTGCGGCGAGCATCCCACTGATGGCGGTTGCGCGGTTGCCCGTAGCTCTCGCTACCGCATCCGCCCACGCCATCACCATAGGCGGCGACCACCCGCGGTGCGCTCATCGCCTCGGCATGCAGTCGCATGTACCAGTCGCAGGCGTACCACTGCGGGTAGGTGAGCTGACCGCGCTTGTGCATCCGGTCGATCGCGCTGTCAGCGAACCGGCGAGTCAGCTTGGCGCGCTCACCAGCCCGGTCGATGATCGCATCGACGATCTGGTGATCGCCGGCAGCGTGCGCGATCCGTTCGGGCGTCGCATCGACATGCTTTTGGACCGCTTGGCGCGCAGGCTTGGTCCTGACCTCCTTTGGTCGCTGTGAGCGGGCAGGGCCAGCTTGGCCCCGCAGCCCAGCGGCTATTGCCGTTCCTGCCCACGACGCGCGATCCGCCGAGCTGCGCGCTGTTGCCTTGTTCCCCCGGCCCATCTCGTAATCTCCAACGTAAGCGACACAAAGCATTGTGAATTTGGCTAACCTGCGTGAGTGCGTGCGCCCGTTCGTCGAGCCAGCCCGTTGCCTTTGCGGCAGCAGAGGAAATCGACATGGCCGACGATCAGGCAAACGCGAGCGAAGGCTCGGATCCCAGCAGCGACATCAGGGCGTCCAATCCAGGCGGCACGACGACCGAGGACATCACCAAGGGTCGGTCTGGCAGCGACGACCAGCCGGGCGATGATGAGCCTCACAAAGTCGAGAACGCAGCGAAAGCCGGTCGTGATGACCTCGACACGGACGCAGGTGAAGAGTGACCGCCACGCACCAGGAGCGCTGTTGATGAACCCCGACAACAACAAGGAGGGTAGCGGCTCGAAGCCGAGCGCTGACTTCCAGGTACACACCGCAGACGAGGCACCGCTTGACCGGCGGACACCCGAAGATGGCCAATCGGACGAGCAGACCGGTAATCCCGGCCGCGACTTGTCACATGACGAATTCAAGGGCGACGAGCGGGCCAAGGAGTAACCGCTCACGCCGCTGCCGGCTCGGGTAGGCAGAATGCGCCGTTCTGCATCCGCGCCACGACCTCCGGCGGCGGTCCGTCCAGCTGGCGGTAGCGCTCGGCACGGGCACGGCTCAGCGCTCGAGCCTCGTCCTCGACAGCGGCGCGGTCTCGTAGCCGTTTCTCAATCCACGAGATCGGCTCAGCCCTGCCCACAGCGGAGATCAGCGCTTCCCGAACCGGGCCGTCGCCGTGGGTCTTCGCCCATTTGGCAACCATCGAGCGGGCCGACGTGGTGGACTTGCCGGCAGCGGTGAGGAGCTTCACGCCCTCGTCGAACACCAGCTTGCTCAAATCCGGCGGATCGTCAGCCGGAGCGTTAGCTACGGTAACTAACGTCCCGTCCCGTCCCGTCTTAGCCGTGACTGTCCGCGTGACAGGTGGCGTGACATCCGGTGGACAATCTTCGGACTGCGGTAGGACATTTGCAGCCACCTCCGTGACGTGCCGAGTGACGAGGTCACGCAGTTCCTTGGTCTTGATGTTCCAGTTTGGCGTGACGCCGACCGCTGCCAGCTTCTCGAACATCCGTGAACGATCCGCGCGCTCACGAGCCTTACGGTCAGCGTCGGCGCTGCGGGCGGTTCGGTCCTGCTGGCGTTTGTCCCAGGCAACGAGTGCCTGCTGCGCAAGCACAGGATGGTAGAGACGACCATCGCTGCACTTCACAAAGCCGTGCAGCGCGCGCTCGCGCATCTTCTTCCATGCCTTCACGTCTCGGCCGAGATCGGCGAGGCGGCAGAGCGCAGCATCGTCGTCTGGCAGCGAGGCAGCGGGGCACTGCGTCCACGCCGCCCACCAGAGTGTTAGACCGGCACGCCACTCGCTGTCGCTCGCCATCGCATCGAACTCGCTGCCGAACAGGCGTTGACCGAGTAGCGGCATGTATTCGAGCCCGCGCAGGTCGCATTCGGGCGGTGTAAGAGGATCGGGATAGCTCACCGGGATGCTCCCTCGCTGTAGGATTGACCATAGAACTCGCTGCCGCGCACGGCTGCGTTGGCGCCGAAGAAGAAGCCAACACCCTTGCCGGTGGGGCCGCTGCGGCGTTTCGGAACGAGGAACTCGACCTTGCCGCGCACCGCGTCCATGTCGGTGCGCCATGCCTCGTACTTGGCGCCGTACTGGTCCTCGGGCTCGCTACGGCGCAGGTACTCTTCCTCGCGGTAGACGAACACGATTAGGTCGGCGTCCTGCTCGATCTGGCCGCTGTCGCGCAGGTCGGCGGGGATCGGGCGCTTGTCCGGCCGCTTCTCCACCTCACGGCTCAGCTGCGCGACGGCGATCACCGTTAGACCTTCGTCCTTGGCGAACTGCTTGATGCCCATGCTCACCTCCGAGGCGTGCTCGTAGGGCGACATGCCACGACGGCTGTGGCTCATCAGCTGAAGGTAATCGATGATCACCAACTCCAGCTTCTCGCCACGCGCCTCCAGCCGGCGCTTGTGGCGGCGGGCCTGGCGGATGAAGCGTTGCAGCGTCAGCCCGGAGCCGTCGTTGATCTCCAACGGGATCTCGTTGAGGCGGCGCTGCGCGGCGCGAACGGCATCGATCTCGTGCGGCTTCACCGTACCGTCACGGACATGCTCGTATGGCACGCCACCTTTGTTCGTGAACGTCATGTCAGCGAGGATGCGGCGGGTGAGTTCGTCCGCGCTCATCTCCAGCGAGAAGATCAGCACGCCATGACCACGGCTGGCGGCTCCGATCGAGTAAGAGGTGACGAGCGCCGTCTTACCCATGCCGGGGCGACCGCCGACCACGACCATGTTCGTCGGGCGCAACGTACCCATCGCATCGTCGAGCGAGCCGATAATGCCGCAACGCACGCCGACGATCGGCTTGCCGAAGCTCTCGATCACCTGCTCGGCGTAGCTACCAGCAGACGCCTGTCGGATCGTGCTGTCGTCCACCATTGCTCCGACCGCCTCATCCGCGTTGGCGACAAGCTCTTCGCGGGTGACGGTAAGGTCGCGTGCCGAGACGACGACGTCCTGCAATCCTGCCACCAGCCGACGGCGGGCGGAGAGCGCGATGACCTGCTCGAAGTAAGCCTTGGTGCGATCGCGCGTGCCGGCGTTCAACGACGCAGCGGCAAGAACGCTTGAGAGCCGCGACCACTCGGCATCGGCCGCGAAGTGCGGGGCAAGCGTCACGCTATCGACCGCCGCGCCGCGTGCGGACTGCTCCAGCATCTGCGCGTAGACCTGCCCGTACAGCGGCACCGAGAAGTCGTTTGGGCGGCAGCGGTCGGCGCAAAGGTCGATCATGCGGTTGTCGGCGATCAGGTCACCGAGCAAACCAAGCTCCGCCTCGACGTTGCACAGGCTCGATGCCGGGGTCGCGGACGCGAGCTGATCGTCGAAGCCGCTCACGACCGGATACCGCGTAGTTGGTCGTTCCAATCCTTGTAGCCGTCGGCCGGGTACATAATCCGCACGTCGAACCCGCGGGTGCGCAGGCCTTCCGCCGCCTTGTCAGCGGCTGCGCGGCCGGGTTCGTCGTTCTGCGCGGCGATGACGATCGAGCGGATGCGGGCGGGGTACTGCGCCTCGATCATCAGCGCGGTGCCGAGACACGCCCACACCTCACGGCCGGGAAGCTCCTGCGCTAGCGATAGTGCATCCTCCGGTCCCTCGGTGACGATCACCTCATGCGGCGTGTCCTTGCTGCGGCAGGTGACGCGGACAGCGCCGCCCTTGATGTGTCCGAGCGAGCGTTTCGGCTTGGCCATGTCGGCCTTCGCTGAACCGTCGGGTTGAATGAAGATGCGTTGCAGGCCCACCGGGTAGGGCTGACCCTCGATCGCGACAGCGGCGAGCAGCGCGGGCACGTTGGGGCCGCACTCGCCCGTGTCGTCGTCGTACCAGGCTGGCGTCATGCCGAAGCGGAAGCTGGGCGGCAGCGGCATGGTGATGCCGCGCGAGCGGGCGTACGCCTCAGCAGGCGTCTCGTCGCACAGCGCTGCCGAATACCAGACAGCTTGTGCCCGCTGGATCGCGGCCTGCCGCTCGGCTTCTTCTTCCTGCGCGGCCTTCACGCGCTCGGCGGGATCGACCCACGGCAGGTTCGCACCGGCGAGCCATTCGACAGCGCGGCGGAAATCGAGTCGTTCGGCGTGCATCACCAGCGAGACGATGTCGCCCGAGGCTCCGCAGCCGAAGCAATGATAGGTGCCCTTGGCGTCGTTCAGCCGCAGGGAAGGGGAGCGCTCCTGGTGAAATAGGCAGAGGGATACCTTCTCGCGTCCCGCCTTTGTCACCTTGGCGCGGCGCGCGACCACGTCGCTGATGTTGTGCTTGTCCTTGGCCTCGTCGACGATGCGGCGGAAGGCGGCAGCCTGCTCGTACGAATAGGCGTTCATGCCTGAGCCTTCCCGGCCGCGATCATGTCGAGCCAGCGACCGGTCACGGTATGGACGCGGCGGATGAGCGCCTCTTGCGGTGACAGTTCCTCGTAGGTCGTGACCCCGTCGAACTCGGCAGCCATGATGGCGGGCAGCAGTTGCGCGATCGTCAGCGATGCGGGATCGTCGCCGGTGCAGACGCTGCCAGCATCGGCCCAGCGACCACCCACCAGCCCGAGCAGCGGGTCGGCGAAGCGACCGCCCCATTCACGGCAGCCGGCAAGGAAGGTCGGCATGTCGATCGGAGAGGCAGTGTTCGCGTACGCGGCTGCGCGATCCTCAGACTTGCCGAGCACGCGTCCCATGTCGCCCCACGTTGCGCCGTCCTCGGTCTTGATCGACGTGAGCGTGGCGTTCTGTGCCTCCACCGCGTTCGACGCGGAAAAGGTACGACGACGGGCGTGGATGTACGGCGCGTTCATGCGGCAATCCTCAGACCATGGTGAAGGATAGAAAAGCGCGACGCGGTAACGTCATGACTACGGTCGCCCTGGCGAACCTCGTTGCAGTGCTCGTTGATACGATGCGGCAAGCAGACGTGCCGAACGACACGGTGCATCACTTCTTGTCCGAGCTGGAACAGCTGAACAAAGAGACGCTGTACGGAGGCGCCGCCGAGTTCATGTCGTTTCTGACAGGCGTGCTGCGCGGGGCGGTGGCGTCAAATGACTAGTGTCATTGACGATTGTAAAATCCCGGGAGGGCGGCTGGATTGTCATCCGACAAACTCCGCGCCGATAACTGGTAGAAAGAAGTCATTTGGAGTTACGGCACCAGCGGTGGCTTCAACAATGCGCCCCATCATTACGGCGTTCGGACGCTGATACCCTTTCGAGTAGCGCTGTACGGTCCGCGCGTGCTTGCTGCCGATACGGCGAGCGAAATCGGCGTAAGACAGCCGGTTCAAGGCAAGATATAGGCGTAGCTGCATCGGCTACGATGTAGCGAATTCGGCTACACCGCGCAAGGAGATTGAGTGTGGACGATAATGAGCCTGCCACAGTCAGTGTAGGGGCGCGACTGCGACAGCTTAGAGAAACTCAGGGCTTGTCCATGCGCGACCTGGCTGAAAAACTAGGTGATGGGACGCATTTCACCACAATTGGTAAAATCGAAACCGGCAAGGTGCGGCTTACTGCTGAGCGGATTGAGAGGATCGCCGAGGCGCTGGGAACGACCTTTGCAGAAATAGCTAATCCTAACTTCGCTTTGTCACAGATGCGGCCAGTCGCAGTTGTCAAGCCCGGCCCTTGGATGGGCTCGTCAGATATAAGCAGTGCCACCAAAATAGGCTGGGTTGTGTCGCCGAGAGGCGGAATCAATAGTGTCGCGTTCTACACCATCGAATTCATCCAAAATGTGGGACGGAAGGTAGACGGCTTTACAGTCGTCGACACCGACGACCGCGAGTTAGAGGACGGCGGTGTCTACATGCTGGATACTGGTGAGCAGAACACGCTGCGCTTGGGTGTATATAGGAGCGAGCCTCCCCGCTTCGAGAGTTACATCGGGGTTGGTGGGCAAACGATACTGAGAGTCGGGGTTACGCCTTTCACCACGATCGGACGCGCAGTCTTCGAAGGAAGAAACCTGTAGCGGAAAACGCTACAATGGCTTGTCAGCCGTAGCCGATACGGCTACAGGGTCTCATCATCTGATCGCCCTTGGGCCGAAGACGGTGATCGCAGGCTCGTAACGCACGCACTCCTCGGATGCCTCTGCCGCACTCCTGCGTCCTCGCAGGAGATGCACGATGGCAACCCAGCTCAAGCCTTCCGACTTCACCTATGCCGCACCGACGCCGCGGCCGAACATTCGTGTCGTGTTCAACGCTGGTCCGGCAGCGCTCGCCGTTCGCGAGCAGGCTGACCAGCTACCCGCTGACATCCGCGACGCAACGCTCGACGAGATCACCAGCGATCCTGTCGCCGAGTGGGACGCAGCGTGCGCGAAGATGGAAGAGGCGATCAGCGCCCGTGACACGTACTTCAACAAGACCATGCAGCCCGCGAACGAGCTGTATAAACAGGCGCGCGACGCTGGGCTCGATATCGCGGGGGTTCTCGCATACGTGAGCCGCTGCGAGGACGAGTACGGAGTCCTGGTCCGTGCCGTCGACCTCGCCATCGAGAGCGTGGTCCTGATCCCGGCACCCGACGCCTCGGGGCTTGCTTACAAGATCAAGGCGTTCGTCGGGCAGGAGTGCCATGTCTGCGAAGGCTACGAGACGTCGTTCGAGGCGCTGGTGGCGGATGCAACCGCGCTCACCGCATCGCCGGTCAGTCCGTTCATGCGCGGTCCGATGATCGCGTGGGAGAAAGGGTACGCCTCCTTCACGGAGGCGCGGCGTGAGCGGCTTAGCTACGAACGCGCCTACTACAATCCGGCTGGCACGAGCGTCTCGACTGAGATGCAGGACCACTACGACGAGCTTGTCGTCCAGGAAGGTGAAGCTCTCGACCTGCTGCTGAAGCTCACCGCGCCAAGCGAGAACGAACTGGCTATAAAGCTCAAGCTAATCGCCGCCGGCGAGGAGTGGCGGTTGGTGCAGGATCGCACGATCACGGCAAAGATTGCCGCAGATGCTCGCCGCTTTGGTCGCCATGGTGCGTACCTTCAGAGCGATGCTGAACTGCTCGTCGCATTTGCGGCCTGTCGTGCGGAGATGGTGTCGTACCAGGAAAGCGGTCCGCAGACGCGCGAAGAGGATGATGCAGCTGACGAGCGAGTGTTGAAGCACGAGGCTGTCATCCACGCCTCGCAGGCAAGTACGCTGGAGGGCGTCATCGCCAAGCTGCGCCTCAGCTTTCAGCACACTGTCGGAGAAGCGTGGAGTGATCGCGCTGTTGCCGATCCCGCAGAGGCCGAGTTCCGTGCCGGGCTGGCTGGAGCGGGAGCCTTCCACCAGCTGTTGTGGAGCAGCGTAGAAGACCTTGCCCGCATCGCTGGTGTGAACCTGTCGGAGCAGGGCGCGTGAGCTGCCGCGCCTGCACCCACTGGGACCGCTACAAGGGCGATACGGCAGAGCTCGGTGACTGCCGCCGCTACCCGCCGCGGATCAACGATCAGCTCCTCGCCCGCGTATTGCCAGGCCTGAGCACGCCGCTGTCAGATCATGATGAGATCGAGCGCGATCTCTACGTCGCCAGTGCTTTCCCGATCACGCACCAGGATAGCGGCTGCGGCGAGTTCTACAGCGAGGTGCCGCTATGATGAACTGCGGCTCGTGCCGGTTCTGGACCCGCTCAGGCCCACGGCTGGCGAACGCCACACGCGATCCACGCGCCAGCGCTGACGTCGGCACGTGTCAGGTTCACGGCCCTACGGTGGTGATTTGTGCGGGTCTGGCCACGTCCGAGTTCCCGCAGACGCACGAGAGTCGGTTCTGTGGCGATTGGAAGGGCAGGGAAGGCGGCGGAGACGATGGCGAACGTGTGTTGCCGTTTCCCGCCCGCAGAGCGGCGTAGCGCTGTGGTGACCTGCTACGCTCCCGCTCGCAATTCTACCCGTAAGCACGAAGAGGGCGACCAAACCCAGCTGAGTTCGGTCGCCTCCGATGCGTCAGCGGTAGCGCCGGCCATAGTAGCCGCGCGGTCCGCGGTAGTTGCGATAGTTCCGGTACCCACGGTTGCTGCGATATCCGCGATAGCCGCGGTACCCACGATAGTTGCGGTACCCGCGGTAGCCACGATACCCACGGTTCCGGTAACCACCGCGGTACCCGCGATAGCCCCGCCCACGATACCCGCGGAAACCGCGACGGGGCGCGTAGTAGCGACCTCGATTGTACCCGCGGCCACGCGAGTAGCCGCGATCATAGCGGTAGGATTGGGCCGAAGCCTCAGTCGGCGCGACGCTGGCGGTGAACCCTGTCAGCACCATCGCCAGGGCGGCAAAGATGCCCATCAATCTGTTACGCATACACTCATCTCCCGGCACCTTACGCGCCTCATGAAGAGAACCGCACCGCTCCCGCCATCGTTCCAACCGAGTTCGTCGCTATGACCCCACTGCCGCCAGCCTTCATCTGCCAAGTCGTGAAGGTACACGACGGTGACGGGCCGCTCTGGTGCCGCAACGGCAAGAAGGTCCGCGTCGCCGGCATCCAAGCACCTGACTTCGAGAGCGCGCAGCCGTGCCGCACCAAACGAGCAAACTACGTCTGTGACGACCGGGCGGCTCGTGCCAGCAAGCGTATCGCTGGGCAACTTACACTTCGCAAGCGCCTGACCTGTCTGTCGGTCGACCAATCCTACGGCCGTATCGTCGCGCGTTGCATGCTCCCGGATGGACGATCGCTGTCGTGCGCGATGATCGCCGTCGGGGCGGCAACGCGGTGGGACAGCTACTGGCGTCGCTACAAGATGGGGGAGTGCCGCTGATGGGCATGGTGCTTCACCAGTTTCCCGATTGGCCCGCGGGCATGAACAGGGAGATGGCGCTCGCCTACACTGGCGTCGCCGAGACGCAGCTTCGCGCCTGGGAGAAGGCGGGCAAGGTCAGCTTCCGCGCGCGTGGTCCGAACGGCGCGTCACTGGCGCTGCGCGTTGAGCTCGATGTCGCACTCGCCGAGCTGTTCGCATCGAGCGCGAACGATGAGGATTTCGACTTTGGCTAGCGTCCGCCTCCCGGCCTACGTCCAGGCGCACAAGCGCGCGACGGGCGAGCCGGCCTACTTCTGGGTGCGCCCGCGCTGGGCGGCCCCGCCGGCTGCGCGCCACGGCAAGACATGCCCAGTCACGTCGTCGCCGCTGGGTACCGACCTCGCTGTCGCGATTGAGCGCGCCAATGCACTTAACGAGGCGTTCAAGCAGTGGCGCGAAGGCGAGGGCGCGAAGCTCACGCCCGGTACGGTGCAGTGGCTGTTCGACTGGTACCGTCGGCTGGAGAAATTCACCGAGCTGCGCCACAACACGCGCGCCGGGTACCGCATCGCGATGGATGCGGTCGAGGCGATGGCCATGCGCGCGGGCACGTTCGGGCAGCGCCGTGCCGCCGCGGTAGACGCCACCGCCGCCGACACGCTCTACCGCAAGGCGCGTGAGAAGCATGGCGAGCGGCAGGGCGCCTACATGATGCAGGTATGTCGGCTGGTGTGGAACCAGGCGTCGCGCCACCACAAGGCGACCGGGATCAAGGCCAGCGAGAACCCGTTCGCCGGCATGGGGATCAAGTCGAGCAGCGGGGCAGGTCGGGGTAACCGCGCCGCGACGCGCGCCGAGTACGACGCCTACCGTGCCGCTGCGCATGAGCTTGGCCGCCCGAGCATGGCCGTTGCCGCCGCGATCTGCTTCGAGGCGTGTCAGCGGGTCTATGACGCATTTGGCTACGAGGATCCCGATGGCCGGATCAGCCGCGGCATTCGATGGGGCAGCTACGTGCCGGGCGTGTCGATCGGGCTGGTGCAGTCGAAGACCGGCAACGTCGTGACGATCCCGCTGGCGGACGGGACCGGAGCCGATCGCGTCGAGCTATACCCGGAGCTGGAGGCCGAGCTCGCCCGCCTGACGCGCGGCGATGACGACGAACTGATCGTGCGTGATGAGCGCACCGGCGAGCGGTATACCAAGGATTACGTCACGAAGCTGCACCGTCGGATCAAGAAGAAGGCGGAGCTGGGCGCCGACGTCAAGTTCACCAGCTTTCGACACGGCGGCATCACCGAGATCGGCGACAGCGGCACCGACGACGTGCGCGCGGTCAGTGGGCACAGCACGCTCGAGGTCACGCGGATCTACAACAAGGCGAATCAGGAGAAGGCGGTGCGGATCGCAGCAAAGCGGCGCGAGCATATCGCGGTGATCGCCGCCGGAGCAGCTCTCGACGACTCGGAAGACGATACGCGCTCAACGGCAGAATAG